GGTAAAGTTCCGCAGCAAGATGACGACAACAATCCATGGCCTTACGATGCTACTAACCCAGCACTCGTTGGATACCAAGGAACTGTCGCTGCTGTACAAGCTTCACGTGAGAAGATCTTTGAAAGTCTTCAAATCGTAGAGCGACTCGAGAAGCTTGGAATGGTCAACAATGATGACCGTGCTAAGCACATCGCAAAGTTTGAGCAAATGTCAGATTCAAAGCTTGCCGGTTTCAAGGCTAGTTTGGACATGCTCGAAGAATCTGGGGCACGTCAACCCCGGAGCCAAAAAGTGGCAAGTGGAAATAATCGTTTGCCCGAAATGGGTCGGTTGACAACGGCCTCAGCAGTTACTCGTCAGGACATTCAGTCTGACGATTGGCTGATGACACTTTAACAGTCCCTAACTAAGGAGAAAGAAAAATGCTGCAACTAAATAGCGTAGCCAACGTTGGGGTTCACCGTACGTGTACTCCATTGTACGAAAAGTACGAGGCTACTCCATACAACACGTTCCTGGACCCATCAGACACAACCAATATCTATTCAGGTATGGTTATGTACCGCACTGGACCTGACACAGTAGCCAATGCTGGTACTGCTGTTTCGACTAGTGGTGCAAAGCCATTCGGTTTGTCTGCCCTCGACCGCAACCCGAACATTGATGATGTGACTCAGGTTGGTGTGAACTCATGGGCCGTATGGCTCGGTGGTTCAAACGCCTTCTTCACAATCACTGCTCCGGCTTTTGACACAACACAATCATACACTGTTCTTACTACTGGTGCTCGTACATTGCTTTACACGAACGCTAATGGTCAGATCACATCTGCTTCTGGATCTGCCAACACACTTGGTGCTGTTCCAGTTGCTGAGTTGATTGATGTAATCAGCCCAACACAGATCACTGTTCGTCTAGTCCCATTCGGCGCCACCGCCTAAGGGTTTTTGAAAGGAAATACAATAATGAGTTCATTGACCCCTAATGGTGCAATTGCCGATCACTTGGCTCCACGCACCGCTAAGAAGTCAGACGATTACGTCGCTGGTATTGTAGAAGCTCAAGAGCGTCTATCATCAGCAACAGGTCGTAAGACAGCTACTCGTGAAGAGAAGCAACGTCGTCTTGCAGGAATTCTTGCAGACAAGGACAACTACATGGTCCGTCTCGGACAGGGTATGATTGGTCCTATCCAGCTTAAGCTTCGTTACCAGGGTATGACCCGTAACGTTCTTCTGGAAGATCCACTAACACCTGGTGTTCCAGTCATGTACGACGTACTTGACGAATACGGTCAGGCATACATCCTATCTGGTAATGAAGGTGAAGTTCGCGTCACCCCATTCGAAGGTAAGAAAGTACCAGTCCGTTTGTTCCGTATCGCCACCTTCCCTCAGATTAAGAAGGAAGACCTCTGGTACCTACGTGTTAACATCGTTGAATACGCACAGGACATGTCAAAGCAAGCTATCATGATGCAGGAAGACGCTCGTCTTATCACTGTTCTTGAAGCTGCTATTAACAACTATGCAGTTGACCCTAACCACACAGTTTCACCTAACCACGTTGTTAACGAGCTTTCAGGATACATTACTCCTGACTCAATGTACGACCTTGTGGCTTTGATTGAAGTTCACCAACTTGAGGCTTCACGTCTATTGTTCAACCCAATTGACTACCGTGACCTCTACAAGTGGGACATCAACCAAACAGGTTGGGCATTCAAGGACCGCGTTGTTGCCGGTGAGCGTATCGTTCAGTTCGGTGGCTTCCAAGTACAACGCTCAATCGAAGTTCCACAGGGAACAGTTTACATGACTCCATCACCAGAATTCCTCGGTGTATTCCCAGTTATGTACTCACTCGATGTAGAAGAAAACCACACCCCTGAGAAGTTCCACAAGGGATGGGTAATGGACGAGCTCGTTTCAGAGATCGTATTGAACCCACGTGGTCTTGGTAAGATCGTTAAGGCCTAGTCTTAACTTTACAAAAGGTGG